GTGGATATAAGAAAGGGCCGCCAATGGCGACCCCTTCCTAAAACACACAAAGCAACGGAGATTTAACCCGTGGTAATAGTAACGTTCCCAGGTGTCGTCAGCCCATCGAATGGATAGACTGCCGTACCGATTCCCGCTGTAGCTTCGAGGAGGTAGTAGGGAGCAGGCTCACGACCGGCGAAGGTCATGGTGCTTCCTGACATCTCATTACGAGCGGCGCCAGAGGTCAGCGTTCCCCCGTTCAGGTCCATCCCGTAGGTGGCTCCGAAGAGGAATACGTTGTCGTTATTGTCGAGAACGAAGATTTGCGAGCGGTTGCGGCTGATGAGGCGCAGCTGTTCGGGGTCTTGTTCTTGGTGCTTCTGAAGGACTACGTTAAGCGTCTGCTCAAAGAGTGAGGCGCCCGTAGCTGGGTCAGATTGGACGTTGACGGTGAAGGAAGACAAGTCCGGGCGAAGGTCGTACTGGAGTACAGTCATCGCGGGGAGGTCGGTTACGGTGAAGCTCTCGCCAGAGGCGGTTGCTACCGTTGCCGATCCTGCCGTTCCATCACCCGTCCCGGCGGCGGTCACAAGTCCGTCCTCAAAGTCACTCACGAAAAAAATCCGTGAGAGACCTCCGAGGGCATCCTTGCAATCCAGCGCGCGGCCGAGGGTGATAGTACAGGCCATTATGCAGTGAAATCAAATCCTACAACGCCGTCGCCTGCGACAGCTACATTCACACCGATAGCGAAGTCCATGGTGACCTTGACGTTATCGCTTCCGTCGTACTGATACACGGGGATGAGGCTTGCGGCCTCGTTTCCTGTGTAGGCGTTCGTCGCTACCACGATATTGTCGGGGTATGTGAAGGCGATGATGTCGGCGGTGTTAGGAATGCCAGCAGTTGGATAAACAGGGTATCCGAGGTAGTTGGCTCCGCTCAATTCCTGGTTGTAGCTGGGACCGGTGTTGGCAGCCGCAAGAGCTTGGAGATAGAACGCGTAAGCCTCATAGGACAGGTAGAAACCTGCACCGGGTTGCAACAAGATGCCGGGGCTCGCTGACGCTTGATCGAAGACCGCATTCATAGCAGCCAAGATGGTCGTAGCAGAGAAGGCACCAATGGCGTCCAAGTCAGCCTCAGCGAATCCACCCATCTGTGAAGCACGAACTCCAGTGATGTCGAAGGTTCCGTCGTCAGACAGCAGGCCGGTAGTCAAAGGAGTCGCACCCGTCCAAATCAAAGTCTCGACATCGTTCGCAGCTTGGGCAGCTGTAGAAGCGAGAAGGAACTGAGCGAAGTCAGCGGGGATATTTCCGTCGCGGCGCATACGGCCTTGAGCAGCCATAAACGTCGGGAAGATTGTCTTCCGGCAAATGACCTCCTTGACCATCAAGTCGTCAAGGGTGATAATCTGCTCGGTGAGCTGCGTATTGGCTCCGTCCGTACCGGCACAGGCGGCGGCTTGGATGACGGTTGCTCCACCCGCTTGTTGGTTGAAGCCGACGTTGTTAATGACAGCCTTGGCAACTACCCCCTCCATGAGGCGGGCGCGGTTGTTTTTTAGGGTCTCGGCACCGGTGATGGCAGCGGTAACGTATGGCAGGGCCAGCTCTCCGGCATATGTGCCGCTGACCACATCCATATCGAAGTTGTACTTCTTACTCATGATAGGTTGGAAATAACGTTGAAGGCGCGATCTACGCCGGTGAGGTTGGGGTTGATTTCTTTACTAAACTCGGCCTTTGGCAGGACGCGGTCGGGGCTTGCAGCGGGTGCCTCTTCCAACTTGGCGAGACGTGCGCTGATAGCTTCGAGGGCGACCGTCATCTGGTCGGTGATATCGGAGAGCTGCGCAGACATCTCCACGGGCTTCTCTTCCTTCATCTCTTCTTTCTCCTCTTCGGCGGCTTCGACCTCCTCTGTGGGGGCCATCGCTTCCTTCACTACCTCGACAATCTCGGCGGCTACCTCTGGAGAGATTTGGAACTTGTCGACGAGGGCGGCCTTGACGGCAGCCATCTCATCCTTCTCCTCTTCGTGTTCTGCGGCTTCGGTCTTCTCCTCCTTGTCGTCCATCATCTCGACGACTTGCGAGCTTTCGTCTACGGTGACGCTTCCGCCATCGCTGAGTTCATACGACCCAGCTTCCAGGGGAGCGGCCTCGCCGTCCTCGCTCAATACGCGAACGGAGGCGCCGGCGCTAAAGGCTTCGGCTTCGGTTGCAATTACGCGCCCATCATTTAGGCGGGCTTCGGCATAGAGGTCTTGGCGCTCTGCCTCAACGACAGACCGGACAGCCTCTTTTAGTTTCTCGATAACGGACATTGATGGAGTTTCTAACGGTCGATATAACGGCGATTTATTCGTTTGGCAGGAGCGGGTCGAGCTGCTCGTGATTCTCGCAAGGCATATACAACGCTCGGCCATTGATTTCGTGAGCGTGGTGACCTTCGCACCCTAACGCCTCGGCCATCAGGCGGGCCTCTAATGGGGTTCCAAATAAGGGCTTACCGTCTAAGAACGCAACGGGCTCAAGCACATCACGCACGGCGGCGGCAATAGTCTCAATGGTGACATCTTCCATCTTGACCAACTTATCGATAAAGTACCCCTCGATGGAGAACCCCCGGTATTTTTTGTCCTTGACATCGGCCCACACGTCGCCGTTAGTGACGCGAACGGAAACCATCCACGTCCCGACGGGAACATCGAATCCATACACGGCGGCCTTGTCTTTGTCTTTGTCGGCTACTATCCAGCTCTCGAAAATGGACAGCCCCTCGACCTTCGTCTGGTGCTCTACGGTATACTCTCCGTTGCGCTTCTGCCTCATGAAAAGCTCGGCGGCCTGCTGTACCGTCTCCTTGGAGAAGTACACCTCGAACTCTTCTTGTTTGCTCTCGTCCCAGCGCGGGATCATCTTCTCAGGGATGAGCGCCGGACCGACGAGGAGCTGCTTGTCTTCGTCAATCTTAGCGAGCGTGAGCTTCTGGTCTTTGTTGAAGTACACGAAATTCTCTTCTATAGCGGGGAACTTTACAAGGCTGATGGCCTCGACTCCGAAATCGTCCTGTTCCTCATCAATCAAAAGCTCGACTGTCCTCATAGCGTTGTTTGAATTTGTAGCTCTCTGTTCAAGGCTTGCTTGTTGCTTATCTCCTTCTCTACAACATATGCGCGGACGGGTTCCGGTGTGGGGTTCTGCTGATTGGGGACCAACGAACCAACATCGACACCGACCGACTGGACGCCACCGCCTCCGATGCCTCCGCCTGTTCCACCGCCGCCTCCTCCACCGCCAGCGGAATTGAACTGCGTGGATTTGATAGCGGCCACACGAGCCAAGCCTGAAGCGGTAGCAGCGGCGGCAGCAATAGCCGCACGGACGGGCGCGTCGGGGGTTGGTATAGCCATTTGAGACGAGTAGGCTTTTTGTGCAGCCATATAGGTCGAGACCAGTGTCTCGGCTATACTCATAGCCTTGTTCCTGTTAAAGGCTTTTTTGTTTTGCTCTACTCCGCCCTTGCTGAAGGCTTCATTTAAGTTGGACAAGATGCTCAGGGTCTGCGTCGCCGTTTGTACCTGAATCTCTCGCCTTGCCATTGCGGCGGCTCGCTCGTTGGCGAGGTCTTCCTGCCGGTGGCGCTCCTGCATCTCATTGACCTCCGTGGCGTATTGGTCCAACACGGCCAGCCGCAGCTCTTGGTTAGTTCCTGCCGCATCCATTAGGGCGTAGAAGGTGGCGTCGTGGTCCGCAATTTCTTTCTCCCTTTCCGTCAGGCGGCGCGTGGCCAGGTCTTCGTTGAGTTTGTCCCTTTGGGCGATACTAACCTCGCTGTGCTTTTCAAATAGCGCCTCTATCTCCGCGTCGCGCTGTGCTTCAATTTGCGCCTGAAGTTGCGCGTTCTCGCCTGCAGCGTCAAGTTGAGTGTTGTAAAAGTCCTCGATGGTGAGCAGCTCATTCTCTAAGGCGCTAAGGTTGGCGCGGCTGCGTTTGTCGAGTGAGTCGACGACATCCTGCTCGGCCTTAATGATGGCGGCGGCGGCATCCTGTGCAGCCTTTACCTCCGCTTCCCGTGATTTGCGGCGGGCGTCCTCTTGCGTTTTTCTCTCTGCCGTGGCTTCCCGCTCGACGCTCTGCACCTCCTCCTGCAGTCTGCGTTGCGTCATAAAGGATTGAGTGCGGATATTGATGAGGTTGGCTTCAAGGTCGGCGAGGCGTTGCAAATCCTCGTCGCTTGTGTCGCTCATCTTGGCCCGCTCTTGGGCGATACGCAACTCCTCGGCGGCGGCCTCTTGCCGTTGCTTAACAAGGTCGAGCTCTATGGCCATAGCCTCCTTGGCGGCGTCAATTCTTTCTTGAGTGTCCTTGGTTCTATCTCGTGCGATAAGGCGAAGACGGGCTATCTCTTGCCTTCCTTGGGCATCGGCCACGGTCAACTCCCGACGGGTATCGAGAAGAGCCTGCTCGGCCCTCTGGAGTTCCATCGTCGCACGGATGGCGTCGGTCATGGATCCGGGCAGCTTGTCAATTTCTGCGCGGTACGCTTTCGCGGCTTCTGTGGGGCCTTTGCTGAACAGGTCCACAATGAACCCCCCGGCGGCTTGGAAGTGAGCCGTCACCCGCTCCACTACAGCACCAAGGCCGGCCATAATTACCTGAAGCTGACGCGCCCCTCGGCGGGTGCTTGTGAATGCGCCAACCAATGCCGTCACCCCTACAACCAGCGCACCAATTCCGGTGGCGATAATCGCGGCCCTTGTTAGCTTGAGTCCAGTAATAAATGTCTTGACACCTGCGGCGGCGTTCTTGAATCCGGAAATGGCCCCGCCGGTTATCTTATCCAGCACACCAAGTTGAGAGGACGATTCTCCTGCGTCCTTTAGTGAATCAGAGAGACCGTCGACCTGCGTCTTCGCCTGGTCTACTCCTGTGACCTTTACCTTGATTTCGTAGTCCTGCGCCATTGCGTACTCCTTGGAGGACTTTCCGCCACCATGACGAGGCGCCCCACTCATAGTAACCATATAACAAAAGGCAATCGGGGTTGCCCCGGAGCTCGTATTGTGCCGACACCTCCAACACGCGGGGGATGGCTTGGCCTATGCCGTCGAGGTATTCCTTCATGCTACAAAATAGAAAGCCCCGCACGAAGCGGGGCAGTCTGTTTGTGTGTGGGTTCTTTACTCTTGAATATAGTTCAAGATGTGGTTCTTCAATAGGTAAGTCCAGCACTCCTTGAGGCTTACGCCTCCCGAAATGTAGCGCCCTGTTGCATCTGAGTATGCGGCCCAATTTCCTGACCCCTCCTGTGTAATGCGCACGTCTTGAATGAGCGACACATTTTCGCCCGTATTATCTAACCCTAAAGCGTCTAAAGTTTCCTGCGCCTTAATGCGGCGCGTGGTCCAGTTGCGCTGATACTCGCCTAACACGTTAGGGGACTGATCGACCTTGGTGGTATTCTTAGTGAATTTTGTAGCGTTCATGGTGGTGGGTTGTGCGTTGTTCATACCCCAAAGATAGGCAACTTTGTTAGTTCACCAAACAAATAGACAAAAAAACTTCATTTATTCCTGAATGAGTACCCGGTCGTTGACTCCAGCAAGGCGAGCGCCCGCTTCGGTAAGGATGGCATCCTCGAACTCGGTGATGTTGGTCGCGTATATCCGGACCATCTCAACCTTCAGCGTCCAGTTGATTATCTCGTCGGCCTCTCCGGTGACAGCAAAAGACAACACGCCGCCACTCATGGAGGCCGTCAACCTACGCAGGCCAGGGGAGCCGTAGTCGAGCTCTGTCCCATTGGTCTCGCTTACGGTGACCGTCGCGGCTCCGCCATTAGCTAAGAACCTCCACGTTTCGAACTTGGTTGTATATGGTACGCCAGAGGAACCGCCTACAGTTACCGAGGTAATGCGTACCACACCTACGGCGACGGTGTCGTCGGCTACGGCGATAGGTACCCCACCCGGTGCCGATGGTGTCACCGTGCCCGTGCCTGTTGTTTCGCCCGTCAAAATGACCTCATCGTAAACGCTTACGGTACCGCTGTCGGGGTCGGTGGTGTTCGTGTTCGTTCCCGTTGGAGATACCGGGCCGGGGTTGTCTCCGTTCGTCAGTGGCTCCGGATCTTGGGAGTCGGTCGGCGTATCCGGTGGGCCGGGGTTGCCGGTATCGCTTCCCGGCTCTTGCCAGCGGCAGGTATTGGTGGCCGCATCGTAGAAGTACCCAAACGACTCGCAGCACTGTTGGCCGGGATTGGTCGTCGTACTCCCGTCGGCATCGGTAAAAGTCACCGTCCCGTTGGCGTTGGACTGTGTAGGAACAGCACTACACGCCCCAAACGACGAGCGGCTCAGGTCGCGGAGGAACTTGCACAGCGTAGGCTCTCCCGTGCCGATTTGGTAGTTGCTTATTTCGGTGAGCTTGTATGTAGCTCCCAAGATGTGGAAGCGGTCATTGAAGCGCGTATTGCGAATGTCGGAAGGGGTGA